AACACTTTCAACAGGTTTTCAACAAAATGTTGCACAATGATTTTCGTCATTTTGACGGACTTTCAACAATTCAACAAGTTTTCAACAATTCTTTCAACACTGTTTTTTGCTGTTTTTTTTCGATGTTATGTTAAAAAATATATGTTTTCAACTTTTCCACATCCCCTACTACTACTACTACAACAAGTTATATAATAATACGTGCGCGCATGCGTGCGCGCTACGCGCGCGCGTGCGTGCGCGAATAAAGCCAAGTACTTTACTTGATAGGTACTTGGCTAGGTGACACCGTTAGAGTGTCCCCCTCTTCTTCATTTGCTTATTGACAACTCTTTCTTTTGTTTCGCATTGCTTTTCAAAGTCTGCGTTTTCATACTTTAGTCGATTTTCTGCTATGGCTGCTGCCTGTCTGTTTTGTTTAATTCTCCACAATCTTTGTGGGTTTTCGACTTCCATCTTTTTTTCATAATAACGTGGAATTTGTGCGTGTTTTCCGTTTGTACATTGGATGTATCCTTGTCTCCATATTTCTGCTTTGTGTTCTTGGTAATAGTGGTCTCCTAGTCCCGGTTTTAGGCTCATACATGCGAATGGCTTTTGTTGACCTAACTCATAGTATTGGTTTGCTTTCTTTCCGTCTATTTCGTACATTTTCTTTGTTACGTAGCCGGCAACGTATCTGTAGGTTGCCGGCACTGCTTGTGCTATCTGTATTTGACCCATGTTCCATAGGTCTGCTAGCCATTTACTTGTGAAGTATCCGTTGTGCTGTATCTTATACAGGTGCTCTAGGTCTGTTGGCTGCCATCCATATAGAATCATGTGGTAGTGTGGTCTTGCTGTCTGTTCTCCGTACTCTCCTGCTACAAAATAGCGTAATTTGCCCCTGTAAGCCTTTCTAAGGCGTTTTAAGAACTTTTGAACGTCAGTATACAGTAACGTTTGTACGCTTTCTGGCGCTTTCTCTCCTGGCTTCCAGGTGTATTGCACTTTTCTCATGATTTCACCTGTATTCACAATCATCCCTGGTACATGGTCGTCGTCATATGTTAGTGTTATAAACCACACTTCGTCTTTCGGATAGTCTCGTGCTTCTAATTCTATGCGTGTTGTCCAGTCCTCTCTTTGTCTTATTCTGCATCCGATGCACTGTCCGCATGGTATTAACATGACATCTTTTCTGTACATCACATCTTCATATTTGAGCTGTTTTCCCGATATTTCAGAAAAGCGGGCAAGTGAATACACTTGTCCGCTTATGTCTTTGTTTTCCGGGTTGTACAGCCTTATTAATGGCTTGTAACAACTCATTTAGTATCCTCCGCCTCCTTCTCCTTTCTTTCTTCTGCCTGCTCCACCGCCTGCTTTTCCGCCGTCCATTTTTGGCGTGTTCGGTACAGTTGCTTCTGTTTTTTCCATTGCTCTGTACGTTTTTAACAGGTCCTCTACAAGTGCTTTTGGAGAGCTTTGACTTGTGCTTAGCTGACTTCCTACAGCCTCTGCAAGCTGATACCATTGTGAGCTGCTTTCCGATTTGCTGTAATAGCTTGTCGGGACGTTGCCGTTCATCGTTGATACGCCTAGTGCGCTCGATGATGGCATTCCCATGGTTGCACCTGTAATTGTTGCTCCAGACCCTCCCGGTGTGCTTGCTCCTCCGTTAGCAAATGCTAAAATAGGATTTAATCCCGCTTTCCGCATATCTTCTACTGCACGTTGATAGCTTGTATTGCTCATGCGCTCTTGGAAGTTTCTGTTTGCCAGTGCTTCGGCACTGTTGTAATTCATTGCGGCATTTTGCTCGATGTGGTTATAGATTCCTTGCTGAATCGCTCCTAGTGTGTTGTACCCCATCTGCATTAACATGTTTTGACGGTTTGTTTTGCTCTGGAATGCGTTTTGTCCACCTTGCCAGCCATAGAAGCGGTCTAGATAGTCCATAATTTGTTTGTCGTTTGTGCCGCCTTCACTGCTTGAACTGCTTTGTCCTCCTCCTTGGCTTTGGCTTTGGTTGAACCCTTGGCTTTGGCTTTGGCTTTGCTGCCCGTATAGTCCTTGTAAGCCTTTTCCTGCTAGTGTCATTGCTCCTGTGACTAGTTGCGGGTTTTGCGCTGCCCATTGTAAGCCTTTTGCGGCTAATCCACCGATTGCTGATAAAACGCTCATTTAAAAATAGGCCGGATTTCTCCGGCCTTCCTCCTTTCTTACAGTTTATACAGCCCCGGTACGCTGTACAGCGGCATACAACGTGTGGTCTTGTTTGCTACGCGGATTGCACCAAAGAATTGGTCTTCTTTCTGTTCTATGAGTGTTCTTGCAATTTCGGTTTTGCCTTCCGCCATCCATTCTTGAGACAGTGTTGGTACTGCAGAGTAGTTGTCTGCGTAGTGCCAGAAATCCAACGTGCCGGTTGCGTTGCTTCGCATGAGGCCGCTTACCCGGTTTGGCTTCATTCGGTAGTCCGCCCACGCTTCTTGATAGCCGAACGTCTCTTCATCCGTTGCCGTGCCGGTCAGCATGATTTCCTTTTTCTTTACCGGCTGTTCGCCGAGGTTTGCAAACTGCGGTACATAGTAGTCTAAGCGGTCTTTTCTGCTCCAGAATCGCTCGAGTCCCTGCTGGTACGTTCTGCTGTGGCGTACGCACATTACGCCAATTACAAATCCGTGTTCCTCAAAACTCTTTGTGAAAGAACTTTCGTTGATAGGCGTTACGGACATCGCGCCGGTTTCGCCAATAGGCGTATCGTTTTCGCTCTGCTGTCCGCTTGTCTGGACGATTTGGTTCATGTTGACGTGGTAGCGTCCACCGCCGAGATATTCCGGAATCTGTGCCGTTTTGTCGCTGATGGTTACATCCCATAGTGCCTGTACCTGCTCACGGTATCTGCTACCACCCCGTGCCATTGCTTCATAGTACTGCTGCACTGCAATTGCTTTTCGCAATTCGTTGATGGTTGTTGCGGTTACTGTGCTGAGGTCTGCGTATACAAAGCCATTACTGATTTCTCCATTACTTTTGTCTGTTCCACCGTACAAGAGTTGCTTTTTATTGCTTACGGGGTTTGTGGTGTAATTTAAACTTCCGGCCGCGTTAGACGCCTGTGTTTCTCCTAAAACAAATTCCAGAGTACCGTAGTTCACATTATCTTCGTTGGAACTTTTCAGTGCTATTGGTGCGTTTCCTGTCATCGGCACGGTCACTTCCGGCCCGCGCTGCGGATAAGGCAGACAGCTTGAGAAGTAGTCGTGGAATCGGTTTACGGGAAGGCATCGCCCGCCCAAGCATGCTTCTTGTAGTGTCAATTCTGCATTTTCTTTTATAGTTGGCGCTTGGTCTATGTATATTACGTTTTCATCGCCATCTGTTTCTACTGCTGCATTTCCTACGTTTTGGTCCCTGAAAAACTCGTTCCAGATTTTTACATAAGCTCTTACGGGTAGTGCATTGATTGCGAATTTTTCTTTTGTACTTTTTACTATTCTTGTTGGCACGCCCATGTAGTCTAGGATGCTTTTTTCATATGGCATTGCGTCAGGGTTTGGTGTTTCGATTCTTATAGTCGGTACACTGTATGTCTTTGCCGGCATCCATGGCTTACTATCTACTTCTCCCATGAATCTTTTGAAGTTTTTCCATAAGATACGGTTCGGACAGTAGAAGTAATAGAAGTCGATGTAGGCATCATCCATCACCGGATATTTCGGTGTGGTCATGCGGATGATTGCGCTGGTGTCTACTTGGAATGTGTCTCCCGGCAAGACTTCATCTACAAAGAACGGAATGAGTTTACCGCTGTCGAACGTGGTTAGGATTGTCTGGTCACGGTTGAACCGTGTTCTGCTTGTGTGCATCTGCGGCACTTGCACGAAGTGTCTTTCATTGTTTCTGTTCATTCTTTCGTTTCACTCCTTTCTTCTGGTTTTTTTTCTTGTTTTTTTTCTTGTGCTTTGCTCTGTTCTTCCAGCTCTTTGAGCTTCATTGCGTTTACTTGTGCGGTCGCAATCATCTGGTGATACTCGTGGATGTTTTGCGGCCATTCGGTTACGTCCATTTCTATGCTGTCCATAACGCCTTTTGAAAGGCTTTCCAGGAATTCCGGGTCGAAACTTGCCTTTCGGACAATGTTTTTGATGTCGCATTCGTCAGAATAGCTTTCAATTTCCTGCTGGATGTCGATTGGCTCGGTTTCCTGTAGTACTTCTTGGTTTTCTTCGTTCTTTGTCCAGACGTATTGTTTCCGCAGTTTTTCGCCCGGATTCGAAAAGAAGGGCTTTCGCCCTTCCTCGTATCGTTTATTCATTCGGCTTGCCCTCCCACACCTTGTCGGTGTCGTTCGTGAACTTTCCAAGCTCGTCTTCGAACGTTGCCAGCTTAAAGCCGGTGTAGTCCTGCGGACTCTGTCCGATAAAGGTCTTTTCATCCTTTGCCATTACATTGCACATTCTCGCAAAAGTTGCGTCATTCTTACTTTCTCCTACCCATGCATAGCATTTTGCTACTTTATCCCAGATGCCATAATACAGATGTTCCATTGTTTTCTCCTCTTTTTACAGCCGGATGCCGCCTCGCATGGGCTTCTGGCTAAGGTTGATTGTTTTGGTCTTGCGTGCTGTTACGTTGAACATTCGGCGGTCTTTTGCGCCGTTCATCTTCTTACGATGCTGTGCCATCGTTGTACTCCCTTCTCATTAGTTCCATTTCGATTGTGTTTGCAAAACTTTTCATCTGCCATATTTCATCTAGCAGTTTTTTTGCATCGTTGATATTTGAGATTTTTTTAAGCATCTTGTAATCGCTTTGAATCTCTTTATATTTTTTTGCAAGCAGTGCTTCAAGCTCTTCTTTGGGCTGGTCTCTCGGATTCCATGTTTTTAAATTTAGCATTCTTTACTCCTTTTCGTTGGTGCTGTCATGCAGCGCATGATAGATTTCGTCAAGCTTTTCCAGAATCTGCATCATGAGACGAATTGCTTGCTTGACGTCTTTAATGGAAATAAGTGCCATTTTATACCCCCTTTCTGTATTTTTTAGTGCGTGTGTCGATGTGTACCCACGTGTTATATACGATGATGCCACATTCATTTGGTATGATTGCATTCAGTTTGTTGGCAATTTCTTTTGCGGTCATACCTTCAATCCGAATGTCTGCTGCCATTCCTCGCATGTGATATGAGTACTTTGCACCGCC